TGGGGCAAGTAGTGAAAAAGAATTAAGTTTTGATTTGATTGACTCAGGTTACAGAGTTGGAACCGCTGGAAATAAAAACACTGGCAGGTCTTCTACTATACAATACTTTCACGGCTCGGAAGCGGCTTTTTGGGATAATGCAAGCGACATAGCAAAGGGGGCTTTACAAGCTGTACCTGATGAGGCTGGAACGGAAATTTTTATTGAAAGTACGGCTAATGGAAAATTGAATTGGTTTTACGAGCAATGGATTTTAGCACAGGCGGGAGAATCTGATTACTTGCCCGTCTTTATTCCGTGGTTTTGGCAAAAAGAATATAGAGTAGAGCCGAACGATAAAATGATTGCTACAAGAGAAGAGATGGAATTGATAAAATTATATAATCTTGATATGTGGCAAATTGCTTGGCGAAGAAAAAAGATTGCCGAGTTATCTTCGGCAGGTTTGAGGGGTGAAGATGAATTTAGACAAGAATATCCTAACACTTGGGAAGAGGCTTTTGAAGCTTCAACTCTTGGACTTGCTTTTGAAAAGCTAAACAGAGAAAGACACTTAGTAAGAAATTTTACAATACCAGACCACTGGACTAAATTTACAGTCATTGATTGGGGAACTGCGAGACCGTTTGCGAATTGTTGGTTTGCTGTTGCTGATAGTGATACTATTATTTCCGCTAAAGATGGTTATACAGATAAGTTAATTCCTGCTGGCTCTCTTGTTTTATATAGAGAGTTTTACGGCTGGAACGGTCAACCGAATGTTGGTTGCAGGCTTGAAAGTAGCGAAGTAGCAAGAAGAATTTTACAAGTAGAAGAAGAGACAGGAGAAACAATTGATTATAGGGTTGGAGATGCGGCGATGTGGGGTGAACACGATGGAATAAGTGTTGCCGAGAGAATGTATAAAGCGACTGATAATGTTTTTAAGATGATACAATCAAGGAAAGGTAAAGCTCAAAATTATCAAGAGTTTAGAGCAAGGTTGCAAGGTGAAGATTATCCTGCTTTTTATGCTTTGGCAGGTTGTAAGCATTTTTGGCGGACAGTGCCAAGTTTACAATTAGACGAACTACACCCAGACAAAGGGCCTGATAGCGATCAAGAAGATCATATTTGGGATTGTGTGGCTTATGCTTGTGCTTCAAGACCTTATATTACTACTGAAAATGATAGAGTAAGAAATGAAGTAGAAGAATCAAAACGACTAGCTAAAAAAGCTAATCGTAAATAACTTAATAATAGAATAATCTATGATAGCTTGGTATACTAACCATTTTATTTCGCAAAAAATAATGCGAAGTGTGGCAATAGGTTTTAAATGTATTGCAAAAGATACTTCTTTATTTAAAGAAGGAATAAAAAAAGGAATGTTTAAAGACGAAGCAATACTTTACGGAATATTGCGAGGATGTAGCGATGTAATTCATCATAATTTTAAGAATGGATTAGATTATTTACATCTTGATCTTGGATATATTAAAAGAAGTCTACATAACAAAGGACAGTTTGATGGATATTATAGAATTTCGTTAAATGATACACAAGCACATTACAAAGATATTAACTTACCAGACGACAGATTAAAAAAACTTGATATTGTTTGCAAAGATTGGCAAAATAATAAAAATGGTTATTTTTTAATCTGCCCCCCTACCGATGCAATTTGTATTTTCTACGGCATAGATGTTAAAAAATGGATAGATACAACAATTCACAAATTAGGCGATAGACATTATAAAATAAGAGAAAAAAATGATATTTCAATAGATTTAAAAGATGATTTATTTGGAGCAAAAGCAGTTATTACTTTTAACTCTAATATTGCACTTGATGCAACATTGGAAGGAATACCAGCAATTGCAACCTCTCAACATTCTGTCATCAAAAATTGGAATAATTTAACAATGTCTAATTTAGATAATTGTATTGAAATATCGCAAAATTTAGATAGAGACAAATTATTAAGATTTATTTCTTATCATCAATTTACTTTAAAAGAAATTGAAAGCGGTTTGGCTTTTGCAATAATTAAAAAAATGAGAGAACAAGGAGCTTATTAATGAATAAAATTTTTATTGGATATGACGAAAGAGAAGCAATTGCTTATCATGTTTGTGTTAATAGTATAATAAGACATTCTACTAAACCATTGCAAATAACTCCGATTGCATTAAATAATTTACAAGATTATCAAGAACAACACACCGATGGAAGCAATAAATTTATTTATTCAAGATTTTTAGTTCCATCATTATGTAATTATAAAGGTTGGGCTTTGTTTATTGATGGCGATATGCTACTTCGTGATGATATAAACAAATTATTTGATTTGGCAGATGACTCAAAAGCGGTAATGGTTGTAAAACATAGTTATAAAACTTCAATGCCAATTAAATATCTTGGTAGTAAAAATGAAGATTATCCAAAAAAAAATTGGTCTAGTGTTGTGTTGTGGAATTGTGGACACGAAGCAAATAAAAATATAACTCCTGAATTTATTTGTAAGTCAACCGGCAAACAACTTCATCGTTTTAGCTGGTTAAGTGAAGATTTAATCGGACAATTACCGATAGAATGGAATTGGCTACCAGATGAATTTGGCAAAAATAATAATGCTAAATTATTGCATTTTACTTTGGGAACACCTTGTTTTCATGATTTTGCAACAATGCCAATGGCTAGTGAATGGCACAAAGAAAGAATTTTGACTGAATATTGTAAGCAAAACGGATTATGAAATTTGTAAAAAATACTTGGTTACCAAGTAACGATACTCATTTTGAACATTACATTGATAACGAAGGCAATTATCAAAAAAAACAATTTGATACTGTTTTAAAATATATTGAACCAGAAGAAAGAGGTTTATTTATTGATGTTGGAGCTCATATTGGTTTATGGTCTAGAATGGCAATTAAAGCAGGATTTGATAGAATATTAGCTTTTGAACCTGACATTAACAATTATAATTGCCTTGTTAAAAATTTAAAAGAATTTAATAATAATAAAATTTTTTGTAATTATGGTTTATCAAATAAAAGTTGAAAAAAAGATTTAATTGTTGATAAAAAACAAAATTCTGGTGCAAATCAAATTATAGAAGGTAATTCAATATGTGTTAGGACATTTGACAGTATGTATAAATTACTTATTTATCAATCACTTTTGCCTTTTATTTTATTTAAAAAAATACTTATTAAAATTGATGTTCAAGGACACGAATTAGAAGTAGTTGAAGGGATGACTAATTTTATTAAAGAATACAAACCAATAATTATTGTAGAGCAATGGTTAGAAGGCAAGGAAGATTTAAGAGCAACCAAATATTGTCAATCTTTAGGAATGAAGATTGTTGATAAAGTAAATAAAGAAATAATTTTAAACTATTAATTATGATAAATAAACTAGCACTTTGCACCACATTTCCCAATTGGCTTGAATATCCAAAAACTACTATTCCAACTTGGATTAAAAATTTGCCTGAAGAATTAATGATTTTAATTCAATTAGACCCTTGCAGGCAATTACCTGAGACTGAAGAATGGCTATTACCATTGACACAAGAAGGCAGAGACAAAGAAACTATTTTTATTTCTAGAGAATTTTCGCCAGAACAATTAGAATTTTTAAAAAGACATAAGCAAAAAGATGAAAAAAATTATCGTATGGACTACAGACGATTTTCTTTTAAAGTTTTTGCACTTCATCAAGCAATGACTTTTGCATTAGAACAAGGCAAAGAATATCTTATTTGGATGGATGCAGATATAGAATTAATTAAACCATTAAACAATTTTAATCAATGGCTTCCTGAAAATAAAGTAGTTAGTTATTTAGGAAGAAAAGATTGGGATCATAGCGAATGCGGTTTTATGATATTTAATCTTAAAAATGGTGGAAAAGAATTTTTAGATAAAATGGTTTCAATGTATATTAATGATGAAGTTTTAACTTTAGAACAATGGCACGATAGCTTTGTTTTTGATACTATTAGACAAGATTTTAATTATGTTAACAAAAAAAATGTATTTTTAAATATTTCAGAAAATATTGATGGCAGAGATGTTTTTGAAAAAACTTCTTTGGCAAAATTTATGATACACCACAAAGGGCCTAAAAAAATAAAAGAAAGTTCTGTTATTGATTTAAAAAATCTTAAAGTTCAAACTAAAAATTGTGTAGATCATAGTATTATTCAATCTAATATCAAAGAAAATCTTACTTTAATTGACAAATGGTTAGATGTATGTGTTCCTAATGATGAGGAAATTGTTATTGCAAATGCAGGCCCTTCTTTGTGTGTCGATGATATTAGACCTTTTTATGAAAAAGGTGTTAAAATTGTTGCAGTTAAACACGCATTGCAAACTCTTCTTGATGGTAATATTATTCCTTGGGCTTGTATATTATTAGATCCAAGGGAACATGTGAAAGATTTTGTAAAACATCCAAAAGCTAATCAAATTAATTGGTTTGTTGCATCAATGATAAATCCAGAAGTTATAAAGCTTTTAAAAGAACAAAATTGCAATATTTATGGATATAATGCTTATGTTGGTGCCGAAGAGTATAAAATATTACCAAAAGATCATAAATTAGTTTGTGGTGGTAGTGCTACTTGTACCAGAGGTATTGCTGTTTTAGATATGCTTGGATTTAAAAAATATCATTTATTTGCTTATGATTTATGTAGTCTTGAAAAGCCTGATTTAACTCTAACCAAGGGAGAAGGTGAAAATGTAAGACCAATTTGGATTGAAACAACTTTGTCTTGTGAAACTTGGGGAGAGAAGGAAACAAAAAGAACATTTTGGACTAAGGGTGAATTTTTAGCACAAGCTCAAGAAATGAGAGATTTTTTTAAAAAAAGTGGCATAAATAATTTTTCAGTTTACGGCGAAGGTATTATTCCGTGGATGTTTAAAAATATGAATTATAATAAAAAATTCTTGCAATATAAAAATAATAAAGTATATTCCAGCTCAATTAATGTTAATGAACTTATTAATAATATTACTAATAAAGAATTTATAATATAATTATGCCTCTAAAAACTGGAAACTCAAAAAAAACAATTTCTGCAAATATTAAAACAGAGATAAAAGCTGGAAAACCACAAAAACAAGCTATAGCTATTGCTATAACAAAAGCTAAAAAAACTAAAAAGAAAAAATAATATGAAAAAATCAACAAAAAAATCAAATTCTTCGCTTAAAAAATATGAATGCTCCAAAGCAGATATGAAAGCAGATAAAAAAGCAATAAAAAAACCTATTAAAAAGAAATAATGTCAAAAAAATCAGTTAGTCTAAGCATTGGAAGGGGTGAAAAATCTCGTAGTGGTGGTTTAACTGCAAAAGGTAGAGCTAAGTATAATAATGCTACTGGAAGTAATTTAAAAGCCCCTGTCAGTGCAAAACAAGCTAAAAAAAGCCCTAGCGATGCTAATAGAAGAAAATCTTTTTGTGCTAGAATGTCTGGAGTTAAAGGACCTATGACAAAAAATGGCAAACCTACTAGAAAAGCTTTAGCTTTAAGAAAATGGGATTGTTAAAATGATTAAAATAGATGATTTAATACAACAAGGTCTTAATGTAGAGCAATTAAATTTAGCTTCTAAACTTGATGAAGATGAGTTAAAAAAAATTGGGGTTAAAATTTTTAATGATTTTGAACTTGATTCTAATTCTAGGGTTGCTTGGTTAGAAAAACATACAGAATGGAAAAAACTTTATAATCAATTAGACGAACCAGAAAACGAACCTTGGGACGGATCAAGCTCAGATTGTATTCCTATCATTACCGAAGCTTGTAATTCATTTCAAGCAAGAGCCTATAAAGCTTTTTTTCCTACCAGAAACTTTTTAGATGCAATACCTGTTGGCAATAAAATAAATTCTCAAACATTAGAAAGAGCCGAAAAGATTGCAAAGCATATGTCTTTTCAATTAGGATTATTAAATAAAAATTATAAAAGAAATAAAAATGCAATGTTTTTAGCTACGGCTTTAAATGGAAGCGATTTTACTAAAACTTTTTATGATCCAGTAGTAAAACAAAATATAGTTGAAAGAATTAGAGCGGTTGATTTGGTTGTTCCTTATCAAATTGGACCCGTAGCAATAGAAGATTTGCCACGAAAAACTCATATTATATTTAAAACATTAAATGAAGTTAAAATTTTAAAAAATAGTGGTTATTTTATAGATATTGGCGAAAAATACGAAATAAATTCTGAAAATGAATATGAAGAGACCGAAATGGATTTTCAAGGAATTAGACCAAGTGGTGAAGATGGTTTGGAATATTGCAAATTATTAGAACAGCACACCTTATACGATTTAGACGAAGATGGAATATTAGAACCTTACATTATTACTATTGATTTTCAAAGTAAAAAAGTTTTAAGAATACAAATTAGATATGAAATAGACCAAAACGGCATTCCAACAAAAGATAAAAAACCAATAGAATATTTTACTCATTATAAATTTTTAGAAAATCCAGATGGATTTTATGGTTATGGAATAGGTCATTTAGCTGGCAAAATGAATATTGCTATTAATAAAATGTTGAGACAATCAATTAATGCAAGTGA